TTAAAATTTGAAAGTAATCTCCCTTATATTAAGTGTATTGACCTTACCGTTCTCATTATACTTTCTAGGAACAAAGTCAAACACAATCTCTTTAACTGTACTCAAGATTAACTCCTCTTTTTGCTCTACATTTAACTTACTCCAACCTTTAATCAAGATGTTATCAATCATATTTAATTGCTCATTCGTAACTGTTTGTGTACTTTCCACTTCTGTGCCAGCACGTTCAACTTCATCAAGTATTTCTTTAGTTTCGTCCATCAAACTAAAATACTCATCATCTTCAATGTACCCTAATGACCAAGATCGTGTGAGTTTCTCACGTTGTTTCATAATCTTATCTATGTCGTAATCTAGTTTAGGCGTACTTTCTTCTACAATATCTACTTTAAACTTATTCATGTCATATGTTTTAAGTAACTCTATAAACTTATCTTCTACTTCACTTTCGTTGAATGAAATAGTTTGAACATTTTTGTCTTTTGAACATGTATCACATTTATAACGTCTTACTTCGTAAGAATATCCTTTTTTATCCGTTATCTTACCAGCGTATAGATGTAGCTTATTATGGCACTGAGGACACGTTAGAACGCCTCTAAAGATAGCATGATGTTTTACCTTACTTCTATGTGTCTTGTTCTCTATAATGTCTATAATACGCTTATAATCATTTTCTGATAACACTGGCTCATGGGTATTCTCAATATACATATCTCCGTACTTAGTATGGCCACGTAAAACTGGGTTTTTCATCAACCTAATAATAGAAGTTCTATTCCATTTTTTAACCTTCGGTACGTTGACCTTCTTCAAATTCATCTGTCTAGCAATTTCATTCCCCGATACACCATGTTTAAATTGCTCAACAAGATAATCAATTACCCACTTATGCTCATTGGGTGCAAGTTTGCCATCTACATTGTCATAACAGAAAGGTGCTTCTCTAATATAATTACCTTCTCTTACTGCTGCACGACTACCAAACAATGCACGTTCACGTATCGTAGCACGTTCCCACTCAGCCATAGCACCTACCATAGTGATGAATAGCTTACCAATGGCAGTTGTGGTATCAAATACTTCAGTAGCACTCTTAAACGCTACGTTATACTTCTCAAACTTCTCTAGCATCTCAAGTAAGTCCTTAACATTACGTGTTAATCTATCCAATTTATAAACTAACACTAGATCATAATACTCTAAATTATCCATAATACGTTTTAACGCTGGCCTATTCATTGAGCCACCACTTACACCAGCGTCAGTAAACACTTTAAAATCGTGCCAATTCTGTACCTCACAAAAGGCTTTTAATTTCCGTTCTTGCTCATGGATAGAATAACCTTCCGTTGCTTGCTCATAGGAACTCACTCTTGTGTAGATTGCCACTTTCATTAAATCACCTCAAAAAAGTAAAAAAATAATAAGGGTAGGTGGACTACCCTAAAATTATTAGTAACCTTCTTCTTCATATTCTTGATCAACTAATTCATTGTATTCATCAACCAATGTATTATATTGAGATTGAGGAACACTTGAGCTTACTCTTGATTTATTTCCTGGACGATTTTTCATAGTATTATATTCATCAACTATATCGTTATATTCAGAAGCAGTTACAAGGTCATCTGTGGGATCATGTTCGATGTTGTCTACTGAAGTGCTAGGCTCAGATTTAAATTTATCTTGTGCGCCTTCTTCATATAACGTGTTAATTCTTCCTTGCAGTTGAGAATATTCCTTTTCTGTAACGCCTCTATTAACATGGTCCATAGTTTCGCCGTCTGTTAAAGAATTATATTCATCTACTAATTCATTGTATTGTTGTGCGGTATAAGGATACTCAATTTCTTCATCAGATTGTTCGTTTTGATTTGTATCACTATAATTATCATCTTGGTTAGAAGAATTTTGTTCATTTGTAGCAGTTTCTTGTGCGTCTTGTTCTTCAGTAGAGTTATCTTCTTGTGTAGACTTGTTATCTTCATTTTCTTGAGATTTCTTTTCTTCTTTAGATTTTTTATCCTCTTTGGATTTAGTGTCTTTTTTATCTTCCCATTTCTTTTCAGTTTTACTTTCTGACTTAGTATCAGAATCGTTATTAGATGCGTCATCATTACCACAAGCACCTAATATTAAAGCGCTACTAAAGATTAAAGCTAAAAATTTTTTCATGTGTGTTCCTCCTTCTAATAAAATAAAAAAATATATCGATAATTACATATGTTACTATGTGGTATAATTAATAAAAAAGTAGGTGACTTATGTGGAATTACTTCTATTATTAATAACTTCTGGTATACCTGGATTTTATACTTATTACTCACTTTCAAATAAAAATACTATTTATTATGATAGTGATAATAAAAATATCATATTAAGTTTTTTCTCAATCATTTCTATATTAATTTTTATTTTGATATTGAGTTTATTTTCAAATATCAATAATGTAAATGAACTATTTACACATTTAACATTTACTAAACTACTATTAGCTTTGGCAGCTAGTGTATTCATAATTGTGATATTAACTGAAATTATATATCCGTTATTATTTGATTTATATAATTCTTTTTTAAATTTAGATAGAAATAGACATAACTTAAGCAAGGCTAGTACAATGCCTATTCATTTAAGTAGATATGAAGACGAGAACTATCAAATTTTTGTAGAAATTAAAACTTTTGATGGGTCAAACATTGATGATGGCGTTATAAAATCTTATTCAAAAAAATCTAATAGGAATCTTATACTTCAACCTATAGAAGAAAAATATAAGATTCCATTAAAAACAAAATGTTCAAAAAAAGAAAAATTTATAGATTTTGAAAACCAAATAATTATTTACTATTATTTTTTATGATTTTCGTTATGTTGTTTCAAATATCTTTCTAGTCGTTCATCACTAAGTCCACTTTTATTACCGGCTTCATTACGTTTTTCGACTTTTTCTCCAGAATTATACTGCCCATTTTTTTGCCAATCATTATTTTCAGTCACTATTGATCACCTCCTTAAACCATTCGTTATTTCAATGGATGGTTTAATTCTTTTTTTGTTAGTTTCTTCGTTCATATGTTCCTCCTTATTCTATACCTTTATATTCAAACACTCGTAATGGCTCAAACTGAATAACGTATTTACCGTATCGAGTAGTTAAACCATGTTTTGTTTTATAATATTCCAATATTTCTAATACGTGTTCTTCGCTTAATTGAACATATTCTGCTAGTTCGTATAAGTTACTTACACCGTAGTGATGTGCCTCTACAATAATACGCAAGGGCAGTGCGGCCTCGTATCCATGACGCCTAGCGTAGCTTTCAAATTTACGGTTAATCCATTTAGACTGATCTAAGATGTTCCCATATGTAAGTTTATGATGTGCAAGTTCTTCGTATAACACTTCAGCTTTTCGTGTTTCGGGTAGGTTTTTATCTATAAGAATTATACCGTCATTATAGAAACCACTATAACCGTCTGGTAGCGAGTGTGTATCTCTAATTTTGATGTGTTCGTTCTCAGTGAGTAATTGTTCATAACGTGACATTAAAACCAATCCCTTTATTTGTCCTCTTTTTTAAATCTATCTATTAAACTCATTATGTAATCTATATCTTCTTGCTTTAACTCACCTTCAAGGTGAGCGGAAAGAGTAGTAGGTTCTTTTTGTTTCATTTCTTTAAGTCCGCTTAATTCATCCAATGAAATATCAAAAAAATGTGCTAATGCACTCGCGTGGTCCATAGAAGGACTTGACTCTCCTCTTTCCCAACGGTCAATGGAAGTTTTTGAAAATTTAACATTATAATTTTTATTAAGTCTGGTTGCTAATTCTTGTAAAGATAAACCTCTGCTTTTTCTTAATGCTTTTAGATTCTTTTCGAAAGTTTCCATATGTTTTTTCTCCTAAGTTCATATTTTACAAATATTATTATAATATTTGTATCCCGAAAATGCAACATATATTTTGAATAAATTTACCAAAAACGGAATTTTTTCATTGACTTTGAATATATAGGAGTGTAAGATACTAAGTGTAATCCCGAAAACGGGAAATGAGGAGGTGGAAGTATGAAAGGTCAAAAACATACTAAACTTCGTTTGTATTTAGATAAAAACGGTATAAAACATAAAGAAGTTGCTGAGGCTATGGGCATGACAACTAATAGATTTAGTCAAAAGATAAACAGAAACAAAAGTGACTTTACCTTAAAAGAAGCTAGCTTACTTTGTTATATACTTGATTTGGATATGAACGACTTTTTTTATAACCCTGACATCCCGAAAACGGGAATAAATAAAATATCAACCTAAAAGGAGTATGTTATGAACGAAATTCAACAACTATTCAATTTGAAACGAAATGAAGATGGAACAGTTGCAGTAAGTGGACGCGAATTACACAAAGGATTAGAAATCGGAACTCAATATGATAAATGGATGGAACGAATGATTGCATACGGCTTTGAAGAAAATATTGATTATATTATTCAGAGTGTAAAAGTACAAAGTCAAAAAAGACTACGTACTTATGAGCAACTCGACCACATCATGACACTCGACATGGCAAAAGAAATTTCGATGATACAACGTAGTGAAATTGGAAGAAAAATCAGAGGTTACTTCATCAAAGTAGAAAGACAACATAATGAATTGGCAAGTGCATATGGAATTACTTCATTAGATGATATGAACCAACTTATCGAACAATTAGTTAGTGACAAACTCGATTACTTAATCTCAACAGGAAAAGTAAGTAATCAAAAATTAGAAGAATTAAACGAAAAATTCGAAGGTGAATATGTAACGCCACAAGACATTGACGCTATCAAATTTGCTATCAAGTCTAAAGCTGAACAAATACTAGGCAAATCTGGTATTCAAGTAACGATAGACGAATTCTTAATCGGAGATGTATATGAACAAGCATTAGCAAATAAGAAAGCTAAAGAAGAATACAGACATCAATTAGGAAAAGTCAAATCAAAATTACTAGTTAAATCTAAGAAACATCTAGGCATGAAAGGTAACGCACCTAACAATCACATCAAACGTAAAGATGTAGACTTAGCTATTCAATTTATTAAAGACGTTAGACCATCAGCAATTGAAATTTAAGGAGGCGTAAAAATGTTTAAGAAAAAAAGAAAAAATATTGATTTAAGTTTACTAACTAAATCATCTATTAAAGAGATACGGTTGTCTATTCAATTTTTGCAGTTACAAAAATTTTTAATTGAAAACAAAATAAGCGAAGAGGATTGCAAGGTGCTAGCTCGCATGCTCAACGCTTATTATAACAACTAAAATCTAATGTTTTTCAATTGTTCTAGAGAGTTTTTTACATCTTTTTTATTTTTTTCGCTTTTAGCTTTTTGTAATTTTGCATTGTGGTTATCAGCAACATCTTTAGCTTTTAAATAAACTTCAAATGCATTATGGATTTCGTTTTCGTCTTTTAAATTCCAATTTGAAGAAGCAATTAAAGCTGAAGCAAATTGTTCAGAATCAACATGTTTATTCATATTCAACACCTCCTAACTTTAAATATAACCAAATTATACATGAAAGAAGGTGTAATCATGCTAAAGAAACTAAAAATAGCACTCCTAATCGTCATCTTGGCGGAGGAGATTAGAAGTGCTAGGAAACCAAATATCGAATTAAATGGAAAGCAACTAGCTAAAATAGTGAACGATGAAAATGCAAAGAATGCTGAATTATTTATTTTCTAATAAATCTAGTTTTTCTAAAAGTTGGATAAGCATTTCATCATTAGCTTCTCTAACAGCACGAGTTTTATAGCCACTAATTACTAAAGGGTTATTGTCTGGGTTTTCATCTCTAAATATTTTTATCAATTCTTTAGCACGTTCATTACGTTGGCTGAAAAACTCTTCTAATTCATACGGTTTAATTTTGCTCATATTCACACCTCCTTAGAGGTGATTATACACGAAAGGAGTGATCGATATGTCAGAAGAAATGTATAACTACTTTCTAAACTTCATGTACAAAGCTGGTGCATTACAAAAAGTAATTGAGGAGGAAGAACGTGAGAAAGCAAAAAGTAAGTAATGAAGATAAATCAATTTATATCGCTGGAACAATGGCATTAGCACTATTCACTTTTCTAACACTATGTGGAGTGTTCATTGCACAAGCATTAGGTATAGGAGTGATTGCTGGAGTAGTAACGCACGTATTCTTCAACGAATACTACTACAAAATAAAAGACTGATACCCACGCCAATGAGTAACAGTCGAACACTAATTAAATAAAATTCAACTCAATAATACAACGGGAGGATAGATCATGCAAGAACTAAATATAGATGAGAAGAACGCAATCGAACTTTCAATGCTTGCAATTGAGAATAGAACACTTAAACAAAAAATAGCGTTAAAAGATGAAATTATCGATGACTTAATGGAAGATATTCGATTTTATAGCGAAAGATACCAAGAAGCTATTAAGTGTGCAGATAAGAACGCACAAGATATAGCTAGATGTACGGAGGTGCATGAACGTGAAAGAAACAGTCACTTATATAATCAAGCGAAAAGATAACGACTTATATGTAACTAACATGCCTAGTCATAACTTCCCAGCAATCAAATACTCAACTGAATTCAGAGATGCAAAAGAATTCAACGGAGTAGATAAAAGTTCGATAGATATGACGGTACACAAAGCTATCAAACATACGCATATAGAACAAGATAAGTATGAGGAGGTAGAACTTGATGAATAGATCGGAAAGTATCACAGAAATCAACAAAGCTTTAAACAACTTTCATAAAGAAGTGAAACAACCATTCAAAGATAAAAACAACCCGTTCTACAAATCAAAATATGTACCACTTGAAAATGTAGCAGAAGCAATAGACAAAACGTCAACTAAGTTTGGTTTAACTTACACACAATATCCAGTATCAAACGAAAAAGGTGAAGTTGGTGTAGCAACAATCTTACACCATGAGAGTGGCGAGTATATGGAGTACCCACCACTTATGGTCAAGCCTGAAAAGAATACGCCACAAGGTGTAGGTTCAGCAATCACTTATTCAAGACGTTATTCATTAAGCACAGTATTTGGTATTACTAGCGACCAAGATGATGACGGTAATGAAGCAAGTGGCAAGCGTAGTAATCAAAATAATCAACGTCAAAATTACAGACAAGATAACGCACCAAAGATGGCTAGTAGCCAAACAATAGGAACGTTAAAACAACAAATAATCAATATCACTAATTTGATGAAAGAAAACGGTAAAGCTAATTCACAACAAGAAGTAGAAGAAAAGTTCGAAGTTAATGGCTACAACCTAACGGAAGATGCAGCGACACAAATCATTCAAAAAATATTAGCAACAGCCAAAAAATATAGTGGAGGTAATCAGTAATGATAAACAGAGTAATTTTAGTAGGACGATTAACAAAAGATCCTGAGTACAGAGAAAATCGAAATGGTGTAGGTGTAGCTACATTTACTTTAGCAATAAATAGACCTTTTACAAATGCGCAAGGAGAACGTGAAGCAGATTTTATTAATGTAGTTGTTTTTAAACGACAAGCAGAAAATGTAAGTCGATATTTATTTAAAGGAAACTTAGCAGGCGTAGACGGACGTATTCAATCACGTAGTTATGAAAACCAAGAAGGACGCCGAGTGTTCGTTATAGAAGTTATAGCAGATAACGTGCATTTTTTAGAGCCAAAAAAATCTAATCAATCTCAACAGCAACAAGGACAAGCATCAACAGGAAATAATCCGTTTTCTAATAACAATGGTGATATCGATACGGATGACCTTCCTTTCTGATTGGACTGATTTAAATGCCAATTATTAAAAATTACATCACTCAAGATGACGGTACAACTACCGTTGTCATTGAGGGTGTAGAACTAGATAACAAAACTTCACTCTTACTCGATAATGGGGTCGATGTAGAAGTTGATGTAATTCCAGTTGATCCATTCAGAATAACGAACAAACAACGTAGGTTGATATTCGCATTGTGTAATGACATAGAAGCATATACAGGTCAACCTCGTGACTACATGAGAGAACTGTTTCAAGATTTTGTGACTTTCTACTATGGTTACGACAAAAGAATCTCATTAAGCGACTGTACACGTAAACAAGCGGGGCAAGTTATAGATGCAATTATTCAGTGGGTGTTCACAAATCATATACCTATCAAATATAAAACAAGTGATTTGATGAAAGACAATAAATCGTTTCTCTACTGGGCAACCGTTACAAGACATTGTGTCATATGTGGTGCTGAAAATTCAGACCTAGCACACCTAGAAGCAGTAGGTAGAGGGATGAACAGAAATAAGATGAACCACTATGATAAACACGTTTTAGCATTATGTCGTAAACACCATACGACACAGCACCAAATGGGGATAGAAAGTTTTAACAAATACTACCACCTAGAGAATGCATGGATAAAAGTAGATGATCGTTTAAATAAAATGTTGAAAGGAGTAAAGACAAATGAGTGAAGTATCGTGGATAAAACTTAAAGTTGGAATGTTTGATGATAGCAAAATTAAGTACATTGAGGCACTTCCTGAACGTGACACAATCATTACTGTTTGGGTAAAGTTGCTAACTCTTGCTGGTAAGTATAACGAACAAGGTTTCATCATGTTATCTGAAAATCTACCGTTTAATAATGAGATGTTAGCCAATGAATTTAATCGGCCACTTAATTCAATCAGATTAGCAATGAGAACTTTTGAAGAATTAGGAATGGTAGAAGAAGTCAAAGGTGCATATAAAGTTAAGAATTGGGAGAAACATCAAAGTTTAGACAGTAAAAGTAAGCATAATGAGAAAAATAGACTTCGCCAACAACGTTACAGAGAACGTCAAAAGCAAAATAAATTAGAAAATAACGTTACCGTAACGTTACGTAACGATACAGAAGAAGAAGAAGAAAAAGAAGAAGAATATAAGAATAAGAAGAAAGAAGATAGAAGTAACGACATCTTCGCCAAATCAATTAATTACATCACAAATAACTTAGCTAATAACTTATCACCTATTCAGTTAGAACTTATTGGAGAAGATATTGATGAAATAGGAGAACATGCAGATGAAGTAGTGAAAGTTGCTGTTGATTACACAAAAGAACAAGGTAATCATGTTGGTTACTTTACTACTGTGTTGAAAAACTGGGCTAGAGAAAACGTAAAAACTAAAGAAGATGCAGAAAGAAAAGTCAAGCCTAAACAACAAGAAGATGATTTCCTAGCTAAGAAGAAAAAAGAGTTATTTGGAGGTTAGACATTATGCCAATGACCGAAGCAGAAGCATTTGACATCATTGAATTAGTCGGCAATGTCTACGATATGAAATTCAATGATGAAAAGTACAAGATTTGGTTAGATTTTCTAACAAAGAATGGTGACTATCAACAAACATTATTAAAAACAAAACAGTACATCAAAGAAAAGAAATTTAAACCTACTGTATCTGAAATATTAGGTTACAAACTAAGCACAAAAATTGTTGATACTATTCCTGTTGAAGAAACGAAAGCCTATAAATTACAACATGATCCTGAATTTAAAAAACGTCACGAAGAACGTAAAAAGAAATGGCAGCAGATGAAACAAGAGTGGGGTGTTATGGATGACGAAACTTGATGTATTAAGCACCGAACACTCTATTGTTTCGAACTTAATGCGAAACCCTAACTTATTAAGCAAATTGAAACTTAAACCTGAAATGTTTACTGATATAAACGCACAGAAGTTTATTCAACATGTGTTAGATAAAGGCAAGGTAGACGTGAATGAAATTTACTACAAAAGTAGAGAAGATGTAGAGTTCATTCCTACACAAGTTTTAACTAAATTATTTAACTCAAATGGTACTGACAAAACTTACTTTATGCAAGACCAGATGAACATTTTGAATGAGTATATTCTAAATCAAGCTAGAAGTGAAACAAATAATTTTCAATCTTCACCATCAAAAGAAAGCTTTAAGTATCTTATCGAACAATTAAAAGAACTAGATACGTTGACGATTGAAAAGGATAACCCTACCGATACATTCCTAACAAGTGTTATGGAGAACATACTCTCAGATAAGCCTAAGACGTTCATAACGACGAGTTTTAAACGACTAGATGAAAAGATACATGGATTTGAAGAAGGACAATTAAACGTGCTTGCTGGTCGTCCTAGTACAGGTAAAACAGCACTTGCACTTAATATTGTTTGGAACTTAGCAAAAGAAGGTTATCCTACAACATTCTTTAGTTTAGAAACTGGAGGTAACAACATTGTTGAACGATTAACTTCGGCAATATCTAATGTTCCGCTATATAAGATTAAAAAGTCAGACGGACTAAGTGATGATGAAGTCGATAGAGTAATGGCTGCAATCAATAGCATTAAACAACACAGTCATTTCAGAATTGAAGATCATGCACAGATTACACCACAAGACGTGAGAGAAATAGCAATGCGACAAAGTGACAAACCTCATGTGATTTGTATTGACTATCTTCAACTTATGAAATCGGACTTACCACAAAAAGATAGACGGTTAGAAGTTGAGAAAATCAGTCGTGATTTAAAAATCATTGCTAAAGAAACAGGTTGCCTAATTATCGCATTATCTCAATTAAGTCGTGGTGTAGAAAGTAGACAAGACAAACGACCTATGATGAGTGATTTAAGAGAAGCTGGAGGCATTGAACAAGACGCTAACATGATATTCATGCTTTACAGAGATGATTACTACAATAGAGAACTTGCAGATGATGATACAGGTAAATCAGATATTGAGTTGAATGTAGCTAAAAATAAAGATGGAGAAACAGGTGTTGTTGAACTCCAATTCTTTAAAAAAACACAGAGGTTTTACTAATGATTATTGCAGAGTTGCAGCAAACGTTAGGTGTTATGTATCGAGAAGTATATAAAGATGAGCCACTCATTCGAGAACTTATTCTCGAAATGGGTTGGGCTATTGATAGATTGCTCAAAAAAGATGAAATTGTCATGTTTGATGAATATGAAAATGTACGTGAAGTGATTGAACAAGAGATGAAGTGGAGGCAAAGTGATGGGACTTATCGAAAATCAACCTAATGCTTACACATTACATGAAAGTGACGGTTGGCCTTTGTTGAGAGTGTTGCCTAGAGATGATGGCACTTTCTACTTAACCAACTTAGGTGGAATGGCAGATAAATATTTTAAGAAGTATGTGACAAAAGAAGAATTAGCAGAGATGAAACGTAAGCATAAGCTGTTCAGAAAAGAAGAATTAAAACAACAAACAACAATAGATGATTTTCTATGGGAGTGACAACGTGAGTAAATATAATGCTAAGAAAATTGAATATAAAGGTGTTGTGTTCGATAGCAAAGTCGAATGCGACTACTACCAATATTTAGAACGTAACTTAGGTAAGGGATATGATCGTATCGAGTTGCAACCTAGATATGAATTAATACCTAAAGTGAATAAGCAACGTAAAACAGAATATATCGCAGACTTTGCACTATTCAAAGATGATGTGTTGGTCGAAGTAATAGACGTAAAAGGAATGCCAACAGAAGTAGCGAAGTTGAAAGCGAAAATGTTTAGACATAAATATCCAAAAATCAAACTTACATGGATATGCAAAGCACCTAAATACACAGGGCTTGAATGGATAACGTATGAAGAACTAATTAAGGTACGCAGGAAGCGTAAGAAGGAGAAGATGAAGAATGGTAAAGGTTAAGAAGAGAGTAGCATTAGGACCTAAAGCATTTTTAATGCATTTATTGAAAAAGGAAGAAACTGAAGTGGAGTTGGACGGTTATACGTTTAATTACAACGAAGAAATCTACTCATTCGACCCAGAAATAATTGCTAATGAAGTTATAAGTTATGACCCGCATTCAAGAACTTTCACAGTAGAAATTGAAGAAGAAATTACGGAAGAAACGAAACTCCCTAAATTTTTAATGGTTTTCTTAAATATGAGTATTAGTAACTATATTGAAAGACCAGCAATTGGCGAAGATGAATCAATCAAAGAAATTTTGCAAGAAAATAAAAACTGTTCATTGATTACAAAAGCTATCCACCTAGTCAACGATGACGGAACACATACACTCATCTGGAAAGATGGCGAATTGGTAGGTGATGAGTAATGGCAACAGTCAAAGCTGAAGTGTTAATCAGAGGCACGATTGAGTTACCAGCAACCAAAGAAACAGACGATGAAATGGATAGAGTTGTCGAACAAGCGAAGAAATACCCTATCGACACATTAGATGATGTGGAAGTCGAAGATATAGAACTATATAAAGAGCATTGGAAGTGATCGTATGCCAAGAATAGTAACAAGAAACGATAAAAAATATTACAGAATGATAGTTACTGGCAAAAGGTATCATATTCCATTGGAAAAACTAGATTATGCAAATAAACATGGCATTACTGAAATGGCAATCAGAAATAGATTGAGATATGGCTGGACGATAGAAAGAGCAGTAACGGAGGGGATAATTGATGACTAGTATAGAACTACTCAAAAAAACTATTGAAAAAGAAAATGCTCGTATGGGAGATACATTAGAATACACATTTAAATATAAAGGTTATACGGCACAAATAAGACGTGTTCGAGAATACGGTCACTTATGTGGTTATGTAAAAGCTGATATTCAAAATGATAGTAAAGAATATGAAATTGTAGATGAACATGCACATGGTGGCGTGACATGGAATGAAAATGGTTGGATTGGTTTTGATTGTGCACATCTAGGAGACTTTTCGTTATACCAATATGAAATGTTCGAAAAAATCGACGGTATAAATCCAACAGGTATGAATGAGCGAGAAATTTATAGAGATTTTGAATATGTGAAAAGTAATCTACAAGAAATTATAGATGCATTGGTAAGGGGATAGGCGAATGGAGAACGTAAGAGTAGCAGAACTCCACAAGGACGATATTGTGCAGTTTCAAGCAGATTTTAAAAATGTTAAAGCAATGCAAACAGCGATTGTAAACAGAGTATATGGCAAAGGCGAAAGATTGAGAACAGTTTGGTACGCAGAAGTAGAAAATCAAGGTGGCTATAAATTCACACTTACTGACAATGACGACTTTATGAGAGTGAATGAGCCTTTCACACGTAAGGTGGATATTCAGGAAGAACAAGACATGGTACATGAACCACCACATTATCAGTTTGGTAAGTTCTCAGCACGAATGATTATCGAATTAGTAGGTAAGACATACAAATCAGCGTCAGTATTCTATCACGTAGGTAATGCACTCAAATACTTAATGAGAGCGCCTAGAAAGAACGGTTTAGAAGATTTAAAGAAAGCTAAGCAAAGTGTTGAATTTGCGATAGAGAATTGGGAGGAATAAGTAATGAAAATCAATATTGAAAACAATATCACAGCTGAACTTTTGCTACAAGGTATTAAATTTCATAGAGAAACAAACAAAGATAAAGAAGCGTGTAACAAAATAAAAGAATTAGAAGTACTGCTTATAAATATAATGGGTTACTTAGGTTATCTCAGATATGAAACAACGACAGAATTTAATAATGCGAGCGGTAAAGATATTAGGGAAAAAATCGATAATTTAATTAAAAGCGTTGAAGATGAGATATACGAAATTAAAGAAGAAGAGGTAGAACAATGATCTATTTAGGTGGAGATATGCTAAGTATAGGACAACAAATGCGTCGTGAGTGGGAAAAGCAAGAGTTACAGCGATTAGGTTTTAAAGTCTACGCACCACACGATGATAAGGACATCAATGACAAAGCGAATGCTAACCAAGATAAATTAGCAGAACGCATTGTATTTAATGACACATTAGGCATGGAGGTAAGCGATGTAATGATTTTCGACTACTTACCTCATGCACAAGGGACAATTTGCGAAATGGGGTACGCACAGCACCTTAAAAGAGCAAGTGAGAAGGATATTAAGATTTACGTCCAATGTACTGATATCAGACAAGGCACAGGACATATTTCAGAAGAACAAGATCGTGCAGAGTTTAGCATCAATCAATATGTGTATGGCGTAATCATGGATATCACTGACGGTAGAGGTATTCAAACGTTCGATGAGATATGTGAGGAGTTAATCTCATGACTAGTATTTTTAAATTAAATGAAACAGTAAAGCAAACATACAAATATCAAACGAAAGGTAAATCGCCTACTGAAGTTCAGCACGAACTAAAGGCTATGGGCGTAGAAGGTTTTGTTATTCGTATGTCGAATGTACATGTAACAATGCGAGTACCGAGAGAAAGTAAGGATATGAACAGGGAGTGTGTAAGGAATGGCAGAAGTTAAGTTATCACAAGAAAGTTATGATGAACTGTTAAAAGATATAAAAGCATTGAGATTACAAGCAGATACTTATTTTGAACAATGGCAAGATGCTAAAAGGAAGGCAGAAGCGTGGGATAAGTTAAAGGAATACGTATTAGACAGAAATGAGACCTTTAGTGATAGAAAAGATTGTGCACAAAGCCCACAACAATTTGAACGCTTTGAAAACTTATTAACTGCATTTAAAGTTATAAAAACTAAAATGAACGATTTGGAGCGTGGTAGTGATGAGTGAACAAACTATATTCCTAGATGAAAATGACTTACTCAGCTTATTGAATGGTGGCAGTTTTCATACATTGGTCGGTGAACAAAAAGTAGTTATTAAGCAGTCGCCACTTAAACCACCAGTAGTACCTGCGTTGAATTACAGATATCAAATAGTTGATACAAAAGCAGAAAGTGAACGTTTATCAAGAATGGTACAACATTCAATTAATTCAAATATTGGAGGAACAATAAATGAACACATTAACAGTTGATCAATTAAATGAACTATTACAAATACAAAAGGAGTTCGACGATAGAATTCCGACGCTCAATTTACAAGATAGCAAGATTGCGTATGTGGTTGAGTTCTTTGAATGGTTTAACACATTAGAAACATTCAAAAACTGGAAGAAGAAACCGGGCAAGCCATTAGATGTGCAACTAGATGAGCTGGCAGATATGTTGGCATTTGGGTTGAGTATTGCTAATCAACGCAAATTCGATGAATATGATATCCAATTGTTCTTTGAAAGTTGGGAACTGGAAAACTTTTTAGAAAAATCCTATTTCATTAACCAAGAAATGATTTATGACATGATGTATGAGTTTGAAGATGAGGACTTTACTCCTATTAGAGGGTTAATAATTGTATTTAAAATAGCCGAACAGTTATACACTATCGACCAACTGATTGCAGCATACAAAAAGAAAATGGAGCGAAATCATGCAAGACAAGATGGAACAGCAGACAAAGATAAAGGCTACGTGTAAGAAGGACATAGTAGCAGAGATTAAAAGAATACTTGGTAAGGAGTGAACGGAATGAGTGATTTCAAAATAATAACTTCAGAATTAATTAGCAAAGGCATTGAGTTTGAAATAGAAGATGACACCTTGATTGTTGGTGATTGTTCGGTAATCAATTATGGCGACGTTTACTTTTTAAATTTGTCCGGAATTAATACTCGACAAGGAATGGCTGTTAAGCATCCAATAGTTATAGCAGATTTCTTAGCTAGTTACTATTACTTATTAGAAGATCATAATAGTATCACTGTAAAAGATATTAATTTTAAAAGTGAGGTGCGTAGTAATGATTAAAAGGATAATCAAAATATGGTTCATCATCGCTGTATATGAACTTAGTAAATATATAACTAACGAATTAATCGTTATGTTGCAGAGTGAAGATGATATTGATACTGCACCTAATGATTACGCATTAGAAACGGATCAATTCGATTTAAACAGAATTAAAGCAGAGGTGAGTGAATAGTGTGGGTAATGACAATACTATTTATAATTATGACTTTATGTTGGCTAATAACGATGAGTATGTATAGAAAAACTAACAAGAATATATCTAAATTACGTTCGGATAATCGACGATTGAAAATGGATATAGAGGGAATGAATGCTAATCATTTAGCTGTATACAAAGAATCTCAAAAGACAAAAAAGAAAAATACATCTAACAATAAAATAGACGCAAATAAATGGTTAGATGCTCAAAAGGAAAATGGATCAATACCAATCAAACAGTCATTTGTATTAAAAAGTAAAAATGGTAGATATTTTCAAGACATACTAACAGTTTTTTCAGAACATGTACTATCAGAAAAAGTAATGGAAACTACTGATGATATTTTAAAAGCAAAGAAATACCGTACACATAAAGAAGCTAACGAAGAAGCGATAAAGTATGATTTTGAAATTTTAGCACTTAATACTTATGTAAAGGAGTTATAGTCTATGTGGATAGCATTAACCATTATACTCGGCATACTTCTACTCATAGCGATAGGTAATAACACAGTCTTACGTCAGGAGTTAGATGCACAGAGATATACGAATGTGTACCTATTCACTAAGTACGTGAGAGATTGCGATATAGAAGATGTGGAGTTTGAAATACAAAGAGCAAAGAAACATTTTAAGTAATGGAGGTAATGTAATGGATAATATATTTAATATGGACGGTAGTAAAAAAGAAGATATTAATATTCAGAACCAAATATATGAATTGAAATCAACTTTTCCTTTAATACTTGAAGTGGCTAGATTGAAATCCGAATATCAACGTGAGAGATTAACAAGTTTAAGACAGCAAGGTTTTACAGAAGAACAAGCCATAGAAATTATCAAAGTGGAACGCACACCTTTTGACCAACAATAAACAATGGAGGTAATCACTTGTACACGCCAACGGAAGTGAAACAACTTATAATGGATTATCATTGGATGAGACGATTAATTGATCATCAAGTATATGAGTACGATAGTACATCAATCGGACAGTATGGTATTGAATCAGCTATGCCTAAAGCTAAAGGTGGTACAGGCGATAAGGTATTAGTAAGAGTAATACGCAATGATAAGGATAGACGTAAGACACAAGAGCTTATAGATAAAGTATCATTCATTGATGAGTATGAACATAAGATAACGAATGACAAGAACTATCACATCTTACAATTATTAAAACAAGGTGAGAAGATAAATACTATTGCCATGTTAATGAGAGTAGATAGGAAAGAAATATATAGAAAGCTAGATGTCATTGTGAATGTATATATGAAGTCTCAAACTTAATGGGACAAATGTCACATATGCCACACATGACACACTAATACAAATAATTTATTTAATTATATATACTTGAGTTAACACGATATGAATACACAGGCACATCACATAGGTGGTGTGTCTTTTTGTTTGGAGTAATAGAGATGAGTAAAGCATATGCAGACTATATTGAACAACGTACAAAGAATAAAGGTTTCTACTCTAATGCTAAGTGGCGTAAGACAAGATTAAAAGTATTAGCAAGAGATCATTTTGAATGTGTGATGTGTAATGCAGAAGGTAGATTGACGATTAATCAGAAACAATCGCTAGAAGTTGACCATATTAAAGAGTTGGAATTACGACCAGATTTAGCATATGAACTTTCTAATCTAAGAACACTATGTAAATTTCATCACAACAAACGTCACGGAAGATTTGAACATAATCCAAATAATCGAAAAAATAAATTCAACGATGAACAGTGGTAAAACAAAAAAATGTATAAAAATATTATTTAATTAAAAATAACAAAAGTGTAAAAAGTGTCAAATACCCCCCCGCCTAAATAAACCGCGCCACAAAAGGCTTAGCGGAAACCGGCGCTTGGGTCAACTCCGCGGATTTATCTTTCAAAAAGACACGTAAGGGGGCTTGACAAATTAAAAAATAAATAAATAAAAAATTAAGTAAAGGGGGGAGGGGGTTGAAAAAAGATAAATATCTTAAAGACAAATTAACTTCTAACCAAATTAAGCGAATCAATGCTTCTGAAGATTACTTATTGCAGCAGATAGATGCAGATAATGACATAGAAGTAGAAAAAGTGGAACGATATGTTAACTTATTAAAGTTATTTTATGCTTTGGACATTTATATTGAACAATCTGGACCTATAACAGTAGTCAAAAATGCATCACAAGAATATGTTAAACCTAATCCAGCTATCGCAGAAAAGAATAAAGTAAATGGATCATTACTTGCATTAGAAAAATCATTTCACTTAGAAAGAAAAGCCGAAGAAAGACGTAAGCAAGAACAAGCGAAAGGACCTGATTTAACATGAAGATACCTAAATATGTTACAGACTATATAGAAAAATACAAATCAGGCAACGTTATCTTTAATAAAGAGCGCGTTAGACTTGTTTCTTTTTTAGAAGATAATATCTTGCAACGTGATGACCTTTATTTTGATGATCAAAAAATAGAAGATTATATCAAATTTAGTGAGAAATGGTTTTTTGAACTGCAAGACTTCCAAAAATTCATTTCATGTTTTGTATTCTTATATGAGAAAGATACGAAAACACCTTATTTCTCAGAGTTCTTTATATCAATGGCTCGTGGTGGTGGTAAGAATGGATATATTAGTACCTTAGCAGCGTTCTTTATGACACCATTACACGGCATTCCTAAATATAATATGTCAGTAGTAGCTAATAGTGAGAAACAAGCGCTAGTAAGTTTTAGAGAAATCTATGAAATGATAGAAAGTAACAACTTATATATTACAGGTGAGCGACCTAATAACCCTTTTTATTTAAGTAAGGTGTATGTGGAAGGAACAAGCACCAAGTCACAATTCTTATTCGATACTTCTAATGAGAAAACAAAAGATGGCGCTCGTGAAGGCTGCATTTTCTTTGATGAAGTACATGCTTATGAAAAAGATACAATCATTAACATCAAACGAAGTGGACTAGGTAAAGTTGCACATCCACGTACTTTTTATATCGGTACTGACGGATATGTAAGAGAAGGTTTCTTAGATAGATTAAAAGAAAGAGCAGACAACGTATTAAAAGGTATAAACCCTGAAGATAGATTATTCCCTTTCATCTGTAAAATTGATGATAAAGAAGAAATAGATAAACCAGATTTATGGGAAAAAGCAAATCCTATGTTCGAAAACCCAAAAAGTGAATATGGCGCTCAATTATTCAAAGAAGTTCATCAACAATATTTAGGACTTCAATTTAATCCATCTAATCGACCAGAATTTATGACTAAGCGAATGAATATGCCTGAAACAGATACGCAAAGTGTTGTAGCACCTTGGGATGATATTATGGCAACTAATCGACCTATACCTCCACTTGAAAATAATGAATGTATTGGTGGACTTGACTATGCAAGTTTAAAAGATTTTGCAGCAGTCGGTTTACTGTTTAGATCTGGTGATGATTATATTTGGAAAACTCACTCATTCGCTAGAAAAGAATTCCTTGATAAATACAAATTAAAACCACCTATTCATGAATGGGAGAAAAAAGGTTTGCTCACGATTGTAGATGAACCAACAATAAATCCTAAACATATTATTGATTGGTTTATCGAAGCACAGAAGAATTACGGATTACAAAAAGTTGTAGCAGATAACTTCCGAATGGACTTACTTAGACCTCTATTTGAAGATGCAGGCATCGAATATGAAGTGATAAAAAATACACGCGCTATTCAGTCCTTACTTGCACCAAGAGTTGAAGATATGTTCGCACAACATCATCTCATCTTTGGTGATAACCCTTTAATGCGTTGGTACACGCAAAATGTTGCCGTTAAGATACGTAAAGATGGCAACAAAGAGTATGAAAAGAAAGAACCGATAAGACGTAAAACTGACGGTTTCCAAGCTTTTATACATGCATTGTATAGAGCAGATGATTTAAAAGATTCTAATTTGGAAGAAGAAATCAATCTGTTAAGAAGCTTGAGATTTTAAAGGAAGGAGGAAGTAAGCTATGGGACTGTTCGATAAGTTATTCCGAAAGAATAAAGAAATTTCATGGATGTATGACTTAGAACTTTTACAAGATACAAGTTCTAAAGCCTACATTAAAAGAATGGCTTTAAATGTGGTCGTTGAATATGTAGCAAGAACAATCGCTCAATCTGAATTTAGAGTAAAAGAAAACGATCATGTCACTAAAGATGATATATATTATCTATTGAACGTTCGACCTAATCCTAACCAAAATGCTACACAGTTTTGGCAGAAATTCATTTATAAACTTCTTGTTGATAATGAAGCATTAATCATTAAATCAGATGATGATTATTTGTATGTGGCAGATGATTTTGAACATGAAACAGAATTAGGACTATTACCACATCGTTTTAATTCGGTTATGGTGAATGATTATAAATATAATCGCTACTTTTCAATGGATGATGTGATTTATTTAGAATATGCCAATGAAAAACTAGATAAATTCTCATTAGGACTATTTGAAGATTATGGTGAAGTATTTGGCCGTATGTTAAATATGCAACTCAAGAAAAATCAAATACGAGGTATTTTGAATGTAGATACTACAACGTTGTCTACGGAAGCCATCCAAGATTATATTGATATGATATTTAACACTTTTGAGAAAAACCAAGTTGCAGTTGTACCTTTAACCAAAGGTTTAGAGTACAAAGAACATTCAACAAATAATTCTAGTGCGAAGGGTTCAGATTTCAAAGAATTAAGGCAAGCAATTGAAGATATTCTTATTTATATTGCACGTATCATAGGTGTAGCACCTTCTCTTATATTAGGAGAAAACGCAGACTTAGAAAAAGCGATTGAAGCAACAAATCAATTTTGTTTTAAACCGTTAACTAAGAAATTAGAACGTGAGTTAAACGCTAAGCTATTCTTTAAAGATGAATACTTAAAAGATAACAAACGTATCGAAATTGTCGGTATAGATAAGAAAAATCCAATTGAATTAGCAGAAGCCATTGATAAGTTACGTTCTTCTGGTACATATACTGGTAATCAGATACGCGTCATGCTTGGTGATGAACCTGGAGATGATGAACACTTAGATGAATATGTACTGACTAAGAACTATGAATCAGTTTCACCAGTTGGAGGAGGTGAGACTAATAATGAGTAATCCGATTGTAAGAAATGTCACGCCAGTTTTTAGAAACGAAACTAAGAATAACAAGCACATTTTAACATTGTCAGGCACTATTGCTAACTTATCTTTTCTTGACGGCACTATCAGCGCTAAAGCTGTGAAAGATTCGCTTGATAATGTTAAAGAAGATATTGTTATTCGCTTAAATTCTGGCGGTGGTGATGTGTTTGAAGGGATAGAAATCTATAATTACTTAAAGTCCTTATCAAATCACATTACAATTGAAGTCACTGCATTAGCTGCAAGTGCGGCATCATTAGTTGCAATGGCAGGAGATAAGATTATCATCCGAACAGGCGCAAATATGATGGTACATGAGGCTTCTACAATGGCTTTTGGTAACAAATCAGACATTCAGAAAACATTGAACGCTTTAACTGCAATTGATACATCTATTGTTGATATTTATCACGATAGAACTGGTTTAGATCGTGATGAGATTGTTAATCTAATCACTAATGAAACATGGTTAACTGCAGATGAAGCAATCAATAAAGGTTTTGCAGATGAGAAATCATCTCGTAAATCTGTTGAGAAGCAGAAAGAAGGTGTAAAGAACGTGGGGAATTCAAAATATGTAGCAAAATTGAAAGAACAGTTACAAATCATTAATTCTATGATTGATGAAGCAGAAGAAGGAACACCAGGTGAACCTTCAAGTGATGATTCAAATGAACAACGTATTGCAGATTTGGAAAACGAAGTTAAAAACATTAAGACACGCCTAGATAAATTAGAAAAGGGCGAGGACAAAGGTAATGAAGGCCAAGGCGGAGGTACTAATCCACCGCCAAAAGAAAATAAATTTTCAAGATTTGCATTTTAAGTAGCTATTAGCAATTGATGTTAATGGCTATTTTTTATGCATAAATTTAAGGAGGAATATTATGGCTATTAAAGTCGGAGAAAAATTAAAGAACTATCAAGACCATAAAGCACATTTTGCTGAATTAGTTCGCAATGGTGCAAGTGATGAAGAACAATCAAAAGCATTTGAAGAAATGTTTGATGCATTATCAAACGATTTGCAAGAAGAAATTTCAGCAGAAGTGAATAATCGTGTAGTAGATAACGGTATTTTAGCTAAACGTTCACAAGATCCATTAACTTCAGAAGAACGTAAATTCTTTAATGAAATCAATACAGAAGTAGGATATAAAGAAGAAAAATTATTACCTGAAACAGTCATTGAACGTGTGTTTGATGATTTACAATCAGGACATCCATTGCTTTCAAAAATCAACATTCAAAATGCAGGTTTAGTAACACGTATCATTAAAGCAGAACCAACTGGTCAAGCAGTTTGGGGTAAAGTCTTCGGTGAAATTAAAGGTCAATTAGATGCAGCATTTGATGAAGAAGAATTCAAACAATCTAAATTAACTTGTTTCGTAGTTATCCCTGATGATTTAAAAATGTTTGGACCCAACTGGGTAGAACGTTTTGTTCGTACTCAAATTGAAGAAGCTATTTCAGTAGCATTAGAAGCTGCTTTCTTAACTGGTGAAGGTACATATAAAGACCAACCAGTAGGTTTAATGAAAGATATTCAAGAAAGCGGCGGTGTAGTTGATAAAACTCCTTCTGGCACTTTAACTTTTGCTGATGCAGATACAACTGTGAATGAATTAAAAGATGTATTAAAAGGCTTATCTGTTAAAGAAAACGGTAAAGAGGTAAACATTGACGGTAAAGTTGTATTAGTAGTTAATCCACAAGACTCATGGGATGTACAAGCACGTTACACTTATTTAACTGCTAATGGTGGTTTTGTAACTGTATTACCTTATAACGTACAAATCGTATCATCTGAATTTGTTCCAACAAATAAATTAGTTGCTTTTGTAACTGATCGTTATGATGCAGTACGTGGTGGTGGCTTAACAGTTAAAAAATTCGACCAAACTTTAGCTTTAGAAGATTGTATTTTATACACAGCTAAAACTTTTGCTTATGGTCAACCAGCTGACAATAATGCATCACGCGTATATGATTTAGAATTATCTACTGCAGTTCGTACTTCAACTCCTGCAGGTGGTACTACAGACGGTGCAGCACAAGCCTAAGAAAGTAGTTGATACTAATGCCAAGCGTTAAGATATCGGATGAAATTTTAGATGAATTTAAAGAATACACTAAGATTTCTCATGATACAGAAGATGAACATTTAATGCGTGTTTTAAATATGTCTTACGAGAATTTAGAAACGCGTTTTGGTGTATTTGATATTAATAGTAATTTAAATGGTAAAAACTTAGTATTTGCAAGAGCGCGTTATGATTATGAAGATTTATTAGAGTTCTTTAACGATAATTATCAAGATGATTTGTTACACTTTGGCTTTTTGACATTAAGAGAGCGTGATGTAAATGAAAAGTAAATTTAAAAAACCGTTTATTACAACAAAAAAGTTAAATACGCGTGTTCATTTTTATGAGTATCAAGAGAATGAAGGACCAGAAGCAGGTGTAAAACGTAAAAGAGTTTTATATCATTGTTGGGCATACGTTCCACAGTGGAAAATGACTGAATTACAACAAGCAATTTCAAATGGTACAGAACATGATGTGAAGATATTTATACGTGAAACCCACGGACAATATATACCAAATGAAAAGCATTACGTTGCAATAGATTCGCCATATATTCATCAAGATTTGAATATTAAATTAGTACAACCCGATGTAGAGAACGAACAATTTTTAATGTTAACTGCAGGGGTGGTATCTAATGGCGAGTAATAATTTTAGTGGTATTCGTGCAGAAGGATTAAATCAACTTCAAAAAGATTTGGAAAAGAGATTCAGTCGACAAAGAATGAACAAAATCATAGATAAGGCGTTGATTAAGGCGGGCAACATTGTATTAGACGCTATCAAAAGTAATATACGTTACTTTAGAGACACTGGCGCAGAATATGAAGAAGCTAAATTATCACAACCTTATTGGGATAAAGGCGTTCGTTCAGTACGTGTATATTGGGAAGGACCACATCATAGATATTCTATTGTTCATTTAAACGAGAAAGGCTTTCACGCTAGAAATGGTAAGTTTATTCGTCCTAAAGGTTTCGGGGCGATAGATAAAGCTTTACGTACAGCTGAGAAAGAGTTTTATAAAACGGTGCAGGAAGAAGTGGAGAAGTTACTATGATTGATATATTAAATAAAATATACAGCGTCCTAAAAGATGACGAAAAACTAATGAAAATACTAGATATCAGGAATGTAAAGTTCAATGACTATCCTGACGTTAAAGACATCACAAAGCCTTATGTCGTATTAGATGACTTTGATGATCCTATTCCCGAAGTACATTATGACGGAGAACGTGCAGCGTATAGTTATATTGTTCAAATAGATGTATTTGTGAAAGCTAATGCAGATTACAATGCACGATTAAGAAGAAACGAAATATCACAACGTATTAGTGATTTGCTCTGGAAAGAATTGAAAGCAGGGCAAGTAAGTAATTTAGGAAATGAATATAACAAAGAATTTGCTTTGTATCGCTCAACTAGACGATATGAAGCAATTTTTTATGAGGAGGAAAATTAAATGGTTAAATATGCTAAAACACCAAAATCATTTATCAACATTAAAGATTTAGGTTTCGCTTTATTAGAAACAGATGAATTAGACGGTACTATCAAATATTCAAATGTAACACAAACTCGTGGTTTACAAGAAATTGCAGTAGAAACTGGTGGAGAAATTGCTAATGCTTACGCTGACGGTTCAATCATTGAATCAGGTAATACTGATGGCGAAGGTAAAATTTCAATGACAATGCATGCTTTCCCACAAGAAATTCGTGAGTTAATCTTCAATGAAATTTACGATGAAAACGGAGTGTACGCAGAAAAACGTGGTAAACAAAACAACTACGTAGCAGTATGGTTTAAACGTGAACGACGTGACGGTTCTTACCAACAAGTTGGTTTAACTAAAGTTATGTTTGCTGATCCAAACTTAGAAGGTCAAACAGCTGAAGAAAATTGGGAATTCAGTTCAGAAGAATCAGAAGGTACTGCAATGCACCGTGTAGCTGACGGTAAACGTAAAATCTTATTCGATAGTTCTCGAGAAGGTGCAAATGTCGATTCATTCTTCGAAGAATTATTAAATGGTGCTTATGACAGTAAAACAGAAGTAGACACTGCTTCTGCATAAGGAGTGTTAATTCATGGTTCAATACAAAGTACTTAAAGACGCAAATGACTTAAAAACAGGTAAAGAATATCACAAAGATGAGGTTGTGGAAGAAAAAGTAAAAGTAGTCGACGACTTTGAAAAACGTTTAAAGAAAAAAGGTTATGAACTACCTTTCTTTGAAAGAGTAGAAGAAAAATAAATTATCTTTAGGACGGTGTAATGCCGTCCTTTTATTTCGAAATAAAAAGGAGATATTAAGACATGTCAAATAAATTAAAACGTAACTATATTCGTTTAGTAGAAAACCCAGAAGCAGAAGAAATTAAATTAGAAACATACTTAACACCACATTTTATTCCATTAGATGTTTTATATGAATCAGTGGATATCATGGCTGAATTAGAGAAAGCAGAAAATGGAGAAGTTGAATTATCGTTCAAAGAACAATTAGATAAATTAATTGACGTAGTTGTTAAAATTTATGGAAAACAATTCACTGCAAAAGATGTTAGAAACCGTCTACATGCACCTGATGCACTTGAAACATTACAAAAACAAGTACAATTCATTGCTAATGGCCAACAAGACGAGGAAACAAAAAAGTTTATTCAGAGCATCAGCTAAACAAATTAAAAAAAGAAGATTTAACTTACAATGGCATGTTGAAGAATTTGGATAAAGTTGTAAAAGACATGGTGGAAAATGGTACACCAGCAAACCAAGTTCTTGAAATGCCATTTTATTATATACTTCAAATTTTAGATGAACGTCATCTAAATACTGTTGATACTGATGAAAAAGCCGATGCGCTATTCTCTGCATTGTAGCCTTAGTCATTAGTACTAAGGCTATTTTTTTATATCTAAATAAGGAAGGAGGGACAGTAAGTGGCTGAATCAAGATTTAAAGGTTTATCAATCTTAATGAATATGCGTGACGTTGGCATTGAACGTACAATGAAACAAATAAGAGCGCAATTCAAAACGTTAGATTCAGAAATGCGTAGATCTAATGCTAATTTCAAGCACTCAGAGAAAAACATGGAGTCCTATGCAACAAGAACGAAAGAATTAACTAAAGCAATTGATGTAACTGAAAACTCAATGAAAGACATTTCTAATCAGTTGAAAAAGATGAGTTTAGAAGAACAACGTTCTAGTGTTGAAGCAGAAAAGTTACGTCAAGAATATAGTAAGCAACATAGAGCGTTGCAAATGTATCAAAGACAATTGAATTCAACAGAACAAGAGATGAAACAATTTGGTACAACGACTAAACAAACAATTTTCTCAATGAAAAAGATTAATGATGTTCTAGGTACGATGAAACGTCAACTTAACATTGCAAACATGGCATTTCAAAGTACAGAAAAATCTACAAGCAGTTATAAGAATTACTTAAATCAACTCAACACAGTTATTCAAAAACATCAAAATACAATTAGAGTATTAGAAGGACGTTATCAGAAAGTAGCGAGAGAACAAGGTGTTATGAGTAAAGAAGCGTTAGAGTTAAAAGAGAAAATCTTACAAGAAAAAGCAACTTTAGGACAACTAGACAATCAATATAAGAAAACGACTATAGAAGCTAAACGATTTGCTTTTGAACAAAAAACTTTAACTGCTTCAATGTCTGAAATTCGACAAAAAATGTCGCAAGTAGCACAATCATTAACAATTAGTGCTAATAAATTCAAGATGAGTGGGCAAACTGCACAAGCTTATAAAGCGCGTATTTCTGAATTGAACAACGGAATGAAACAACAGCAACTTATTGTTCAAAATTTATCAAGACAGTATGACTTTGCTAAAAAACAATATGGCGCAACTAGCCAAGAAGCGCAACAACTTAACGTAAAATTATCTGAAGAACGATTAAAATTAAAAGAGTTAAACACTCAATTAAATCAAACAACACAAGCACATAATCGTTTAGAGATGGAACAAAAGCAAGGCATTTCTTCTATGGCTCAAATTAGAGCGAAGATGTCACAGTTTAACGATACGTTATCTCTATCAAGAAGTAATCTTGCGCGTGCAGGAGAAAGTGTAAAAGCCTATGGCAATCATTTAAATACACTTAAAACTAACATGTCAGAGCAACGTGTAGTGTTAAGAGAATTAATTGCGCAATACAATCATGTGGCCACTGCACAAGGACGTGACAGTCAAGAAGCTAGAGAATTATCTAGTGCGATCACTCAACAAAAAATTAAGATGAATGAACTTGAGAGTGAACTAGATCAAACAACACAAAGCTATAAACGACTAGAAACAGAACAACGCAATGCACAACGATTATCTTCAACTGGCTTTGGAAGAAGTATTCAAACTGTCAATAAATATAAAGATTCTATTAGAAATGTTGGCTCTACTATGAGAAATGTAGGTTCAACATCAATGATTTATATGACTATGCCAGCAGTAGCTGGTATGGGTACTGCTATTAAATCATCTATTGATTGGGAGCAGGCGTTAGCAGGAGTTGCTAAGACTACTAACATGAGTGGTAGTGAATTAAATAAAATGGGCAATGAAATTACTAAAATGAGTAATACAATGCCATTCGCTGCAACAGAAATAGCAGGAGTAGCAGAAGCTGCAGGACAATTAGGTATCAAGAAACAAGATATTACTTCGTTCACTAGAACAATGATGAACTTAGGTGTAGCTACTAACCTTACTGCAGATGAAGCAGCAACAGAATTCGCAAGATTTGCTAACGCTGCAAATATGCCAATCAAAGATGTAGATAGATTAGGTTCAACGGTGGTTGCTCTAGGTAACAGTACTGCCACAACTGAAAAAGAAATTGTTGATATGGCACAACGTTTAGCTGGTGCTGGTGCGCAAGCAGGATTTAGTTCTGATGAAATTATGTCAGTCAGTGCTGCAATGTCATCCGTCGGGATAGAGTCGGAAGCAGGCGGTACAGCGATGACTCAAATTTGGAATAAGATGACAAAAGCAGTCGCTGAAGGCGGCGACACTTTAGATAGCTTCGCACAAACAGCCGGCGTAAGCGGTAAAGAATTTGCACAAGTTTGGGAAAATAACCCAAGTAAAGCTTTATCAATGTTTGTTAAAGGACTAAGTGAAACTGAAGGTGGCGCTAAAGGTGTATTACAAGCATTAGATGATGTAGGTATTAAAGGTATCAGAGAAGCCGATACAATTAGACGTATGGCTAATAATCACGAAGTGTTAGATAAAGCTTTAAAAACTGGTGCAGAAGGTTGGAAAGAAAATAGTGCTTTGACTGATGAAGCTAACATCCGTTATGAAACAATGGGTAGTAAGTTGAAAATGTTAAAAAACACTTTCATCAACTTTGCGAGAACAATTGGTGATGCAGTTGCGCCTATCGTTTCATTCTTAGCAGATAAGTTGACTGGACTGTTCGAACACTTACAAGGGACAAGTAATGCTACTAAGATAGCCATCGCAGCATTTACTTTATTAGGCGCTGCTATACCTCCACTTATTGTTGCAACTGGCGTATTAGCACATAGCATCGTAGGTATTTCAGAAGCTATGACGTTACTTAATGCTACTAAAGGCGGAGCTAAGTTCTTTAGCCTATTTAATGGTGGTATTAAAGGTCTTTTACCTAAGATAGGACAGTTATTAACTAAAATACCTCTACTTGGAAGTGCGTTTACTTTATTAACAGGTCCAGTAGGAATAGTCATAGGAGTCATTACTGCTTTAACTGCAGGAATCGTATATCTATGGAAAACAAATGATTCATTCCGAAACTTTGTTATAAATGCATGGAACGCAATAAAAAATAGTGCAATAGCAGTATTTGGCTTTATCAAACCATATATTATTAATATTTGGAACGCTATTAAGAATTCAAGCATTGCTATTTGGAATGCTTTAAAAAATGCTGCAAAAGTAACGTGGAACGCTATTAAGTTTGCTGTTCAGCATCCTATTCAAGCATTAAAAAATATTATTTTAGGTATTTGGAACTTCATTAAAACAAATAGTTTAAACACTTGGAATTTAATTAAAACTGGCATTCTTAACATTGTTAAAAGTTTAGTTAGCTTAGTACGAGCTAGTTTTAACGGTTTGAAAGCATTCTTCACTATGCTATGGAACTTCATTAAAAATAATTCAATTAGAGCATGGTTAGCTATTAAAAATAGTGTACTTGCAATTATTCGAAATTTCATTACATTATCTAAACATAACTTTGCAGTTCTAAAAGGTTTCCTATCTGCATTGTGGATAAGCATTAAAAATACTGCTATTAAATTATGGACTGCCTTAAAAATTGGAGTGCTAATCATTATTCGGGTGTTGGTCAGCACAGCTAGAAATATCCTTAACACACTAAAGAACTTCATCACTCGTTTATGGCAAAGTATTAAAGCAATATCTATTAGAATATGGACTGCTATTAAAAACGGTGTTATTAATGCTATCAAAGGCATGTACAACGGTGTTCGAAAAATATTAGCTAACTTAAAAGCATTTATTACAAGAACGTGGACTGCTATTAAAAATACAACGATAAAATTAGCTAAACGTCTAAGTGCTGGAGTTAAAAATGCATTTAACAGTTTATATAGAGTAACACGTAGTATATTTAATAAGTTAAAGACCTTTATGTCTAATGTATGGCGTAGTATTAAGAATACTACTGTCAAATTTGCTAAAGGTCTATGGTCAGGTGTAAAGGCAGTTTGGAATTCTTTATCAAAATTCACACGTAGCACATTTAATAAAATCAAAAACTTTATGAGTGCTATTTGGCGTAGCATTAAAAACACTACTGTAAAACTTGCTAAAGGACTATGGTCAGGTGTAAAAGCTATATGGAATGCCTTATCGCGATTTACACGTAGCTTATTCAATAAACTCAAGAATTTTATGAGTAGTGTTTGGCGTAATATTAAAAACACAACAGTAAGATTAGTTAAGGCGTTATGGTCTGGCGTTAAAAATACGTTTAATAGCTTGTATAACGGTACAAGAAGAATTTTTAATAAAGTTAAAAATTTCTTGAGTTATTTATGGCGTAATATTAAAAATACAACAATTAGATTAGTAAAAAGTTTGTGGAATGGTGTAAAAGGAACATGGAATGCGCTTTCTAATGGTACTCGTAATATATTCAATAGAGTTAAAAATACTATGTCTAATATATGGCGAAGTATTAAAAATACAACAGTAGATATGGCTAAAGGTTTATGGAATAGTGTCAGAAATACGTTCAATAATATGGCTGGTGGACTTAAAAATATTATTGGAAAAATCAAAGGCCATATCACTGGAATGGTTACAGCTGTTAAAAAAGGATTAAACAAATTAATTGATGGTGTTAACTGGGTAGCTGGAAAATTAGATATGCCTAAGTTACCTAAAATAAAACTCTCTACAGGTACAGAAAGTACACATACCCAAAATTATGTAACTAATGGTAAATTAAATCGAAATACACTAGCAACTGTAGGGGATAAAGGTCCAGGTAACGGTCCTGGTGGATTTAGACACGAAACAGTCATTCCACCTAGTGGAAAAGCCTTTATCACACCATCTACAGATACAACTATTCCACTTGCAAAAGGTACTCGCATATTAAATGGTGCGCAAACGCATGCAATGTTAAGTAGTATGGTTCCTAAATTCAGCATAGGTACTAAGTTAAAAGACTTTGCAATGAATACCTTTGATAGCGGTAAAAAAGCTATTAAAGGCGGTATAGATAAAGTAAAAGATGCTGGTGGTACTGTAAAAAATACAGTAAAAAATACTGCTGCAAAAGGAATAGATAAAGGTATAGAAGTTACTGAAAAAGCAAAAGATGTTGGCAGTGCTGTAATTAAAGGTATAGGAGATGTGTTTGATTACATCGGTCATCCGGGTAAGTTAGTCAACAAAATTTTCGAAAAAGTAGGATTTAATTTCGATTTTCTTAAAGGTGCTGAATTGCCTTACATGTTAATGCAAGGCGCTTATAAAAAGCTTAAAAATGGTGTTAAATCTTTATTCGACGGTTGGCTAAACGATGCAGGCGGTGGAGATGGCTCGTCATTTACTGGCTATCATATTAATACAGGATATTATCCTAATGGTGGCGCACCTGGCTATGGATTTGCTGGGGGCCATCACTATGGTATTGACTTTGGTACTCCATATGGCACTACCATTAATTCTACAAATGATGGTAATTTAAAAGAAATTCACAACTTTGGTGGTGGACTTGTAGCACGTCTTTTAACAGGTCAGTTCACTTTATTTTTCATGCATTTATCTAAAATTTTAAAACATGGAAAAGTAAAAGCAGGAGAGCCTATTGCTAAAACTGGTAACAGTGGTAACTGGACGACTGGACCTCACTTACATTTCCAAGTCGAAAAAGGTCGACATGATACAATTACAAACGCGAATACAGTAAATCCACTAAAATGGCTTAAAGGACATGCGAAAAGTGGTGGTAGTGCGCCTAAAGCTGGTATAAAATGGGCGCCACAAATTAAACAAGCATTGCGTATGAATGGCTTACCAACATCATCTGCTTATGTTAATGCATGGGCACGTCAAATTGATAGTGAAAGTAGTGGTAATCCAAGAGCAGTACAAGGTGGTTACGTAGATGCAAATACCGGCGGCAATGAAGCTAAAGGTTTAGTTCAAGTTGCGAGAAATACATTTAATTCAATGAAGTTTCCTGGACATGGTAACGTATTTAATCCGTTAGATAACTTATTAGCTGGTATTCATTGGGCTAAGTATAAATACGGTAAAAATATGTTAAGTGTTATTGGACACGGGCATGGTTATGCCACAGGCGGTTTAATCAAAAATGCTGGTTGGTACAACATTGCAGAAGGCGGTTATCCTGAATGGGTAATTCCGACTGATCCATCTAGACGCAATGACGCTATGAAGATGTTGGCACTTGCAGCACAAGATATAGATAAGAAAAGTAGTATTAGAGGAAATAAACGACCTAATAACTTAAAAGCACCAAATAAGCTTTATTCAAATAATAATGATGAGTTATTATTACAAATGATTGAACAACAGCAACAACAAATTAATTTATTAATGGAAATTGCCAGAAGTAATAGAGGTATCGAGAATAAAGATACAAATGTTTATTTAGACCCTAGAGAGATAAATAAAAGAAATAATGAGCAAGAAGCATTAAATATGAAAACTAGATTAATGGGAGGTCGTTAAGATTGCCATTTACAATTTTCGACCCTAATATGAATAAAATTAATTATCCAGTTGGCGTTTTGCCACTGGATTTTTTAGTATCTGCAATTGAAAAAGAAAGATACGTAGAAAATATTAAAGGTATTCCGGGTCCGATAGATTATGGATTTGATTATAAAGATAGAGAAGTAACTTTAAATTTTTGGCTTAGACATTATCATGGTGAACACGATCAAAAATTATTAAAAAGTGAATTGTATGCAATGTTGGATAGTCAACCTTACTTTTATGTGAGTGATGACAGATTACCAACTCGAGTACTTAAATTAGCTGTAGATGAGCCATACTTACCTGATAGAATAAATGGCTCTAATATTTCTACTTTAGAATTTAAATGTCAGATTATAGGTCTTCCTTTCTGGCGTACTAAATACACAACGCAAGATGTAGAAGCATTAGGATTTAATGCAACAGCCGAAAAATTTGGGATGGCGGACGGACTAAATATTGATTATCCAAAATACACATTTACAGAAAATAAATTTACTGTATGGAATGGTGGAAACGTCACATTAGATCCACGTAATATGCCTTTAAAGATAAAGTTAAGATATTTGGTTACTGATGGAACATTTAAACTAACAAATAAAACAACAAGAGAAACGTTTGAATATCATGAACCTAGAACAGGTAATACCATTTATTTAGATGGCGTACAAGTGCTTGTAGGATATCAAGCGAATAGGTTAAGAGAAACAAATAGAAAATATATCAGTATTGTTCCGGGATTAAATGAGTTTGAATACAGTGGTGGAACAATGGACGATATTCAGTTTGATTTCCCGTTTTATTTTAAATAAAGGAGTGAAATTATGGGGAAAAGACACGTTTTGGATAGCCTATGGAATAGAAATAATTTAATTGGAGTTAATGGCAACTTTGAATATCTATTCGACGGAGTAGACAATACAAAAAATGAGATTATAAATTTAACTAATGATTATCAGCACTCTAAGATAGATACCGAAAACAAGATGAGTTATCTATATGATAATATTGGTGAAGTTAAAACATTATCTCAGAAAGCGACAAGTGCATTAAATGAGGCACAAGAGTTAAAAGAACAAAATAATAAAGCTAACGAAAGAATAGATAATATTATCGCTTCAAGTGGTACATCAAGTACAGAAGTTGTGGATGCAAGAGGAACTTATAAGGTTTTGAGTGAAAGATTATCTGAAACAGATAAAAGAAACGACTATGAAAAGAAAAAGAATAACGAGAAAAACTTTTTAGACTTTCTTTTCGAAAATAGCGCACAACTTTCAAATAATACAATTGAAATAAATAAAGATAGAGATTTAACACTTGCAATTAATCTTAGTACTAGAGATCAATTTGTTTTAAATTTTGCGAAAAATATAAATGATGATTTTATCAAGTTTAGAGAGGTGAATTACGTAGGGGAGGTTGCCTCTTCTGACGCTCAAACAGTCACAGATAATTTTAATCAAAGTATGGTTAAATCTGGTTCAATACCTGGTTCTGGTGATAACTGGTATGCAACAGAGATAGGTACGAAAATAGAGTATAATTTTACAGGTTCGTCTATCACTTTTAGATATTGGACAGATACACGGGGCGGTATTTGGAAAGCAAGTATAGATGGTAATTTTGTTAAAAATATTTCAACTAATTCAGGCGATAACGATGGCACAAATGTACTAGGTGGAGGTGTCATGGAAACAAATATTGCTAGTAATTTAGAAAACAAAGAACACACATTAGTTCTTGAGTTTACAGGTCAAGACGACAATTATCCAACGACTACGCCCCGTGGTTGGGTACGAACGGTTTCAGAAAGCTCTAATACAAAATATGCTTTTGATACATTCGTTTATGTAGTTAAAGGTGCATCTGTTACAAAAACACAAAACGCTTTATTTGATAGCAACAAAGAATTTGCGTTTCGAGTAGACTTTGGCGATAGAGCAGAGTGGATACCAGAGCATAACAGTGTAGGGACGCTAAAATTAAGCGATAAAGGTAGTCAAAGATTATTAGTTGATAATAAAGAAATAAATATGACGCAAGTGATGAGTAAAACTCCTTTTACTGAAGTTAAAATTTTACAAAATTTATTTGGGCTACACCCAACTACAAATGAAAAATATTGCGAGTTTATCATTATTACTACCATTACATCAAGAGGCGTAAAATTTAATACTAAAGTAAAATGGTTGAAAGAAACAATAATTAGTAGTGGTTACGTAAACATGTTCACAGTTAATCCACAGTTTATGACTGACATCATTACATCTTATAACACAAAATATTCTACACAAATTTTTGATAATAGCTATGAATATTTGCAAGACGAAGCGCCTTATTCTTATATTGCAACATCATCATTTTATAACGATTTATACTTGATTTGTCATAATGTTAATCCATATGAGACGTTAAGAATGAATTATGACGATAGAGAAGGGGACACTTATGGCAAAGGTTTGTTCGCACTGCAACATAGAAATCAAGATTTACAAAAATTATACCCTAAAACATACAAAAACCATAAAACGAAAGTCAATGAAGTTTATCAATTTGAAGGCTTCTTTGGTTTCGGTAAATTGCCTATGGTAAATAAACTATTTTAATTAAGTCGATACATTAGTATCGGCTTTTTATTTTGAGGTGGTGGAACAATTGGAAAATTTATTCTTTATTCGTGATTTAGAAGGTGAAGAATATTATTTACAAGGAACAATTAAACATGAACAGGAATTAAATGGCGATGAACGTATTGATATGGATATTCCATACACAGAAATGAACTCAATCTTTATGAAACAACAAAGTGATTTGAAGATGTGGGTTATTCTATTTGAGAATAAAGAATATCGTATCATTTCGAGCAAACAACAAGGGTATGGCGATAAATATAAGATTAGCGTAACTGCTGTACTATACATTCTTGATTATCTGAATACACATAGAGTGTATGAACGTATTGACGCAAGCCTAACGACTAAAGAAGCCTTTGATATTGTATTTAATGATACACCTTACACATATGTAACGGTTGACACTGCTTATAGTGAACGTTTTGAAGGTATTGGTGAAGGTGAAACTAAGTTAGAAATATTTAAAACATTTATTGATCGTTATGGTTATGAAATGAAAATCGTTGATAAAGTTGTTTATCTATACAATCAAATAGGTAATGACGCTAACTTTGAGTATCGTCACAAAGTTAATACACAAGATATTTCAAAAGAAGTAGATGCTTCTGAAATGTACACATACATGAGAGGATATGGAGACTACAGAGAAGAAGGTGGAGAAGAAGAAACTACTACCGAAACTACTAACTCTGAAACATCTTCAGGTTACAAAAAAACAAGCGTTAAAGTGATTGAAAATGATAACGAAGAAGATGTGACCAAGAAAGCAAAATTAAAGCGTGAATACACATCACCACTTGCAGCAATCATAGGCATTCGAGAAGGTCCGCCTATTATGAATGCAAATATTACTAAACAGGAAACAATGGATAAAAAATTAAAAGAAGCTGTTGAAAGTAGTGTGAATATTTCATTTACTGCTGATATTTATGACATGAGTAGACATGGCTATCGTTTCCAACACGCTGAATTAGGTGACAGAGTATTCTTAGTAGATGAACGTATTGGACTAGATACTGAAATACGAGTAGTTAAAATAGATAGAGAAATTAATAATGAGGGTTATTTAACTAACATAGAAATCACATTTGGTTCTGCAAATATAGGTGATAAATATAGTAGTAATTTATCAACTGCTGCTAAAGATATTCAAGATTTAATCGAAGGGCGTAAAAAACTAAAATTTGATGCACTTGATGTAATTAGTCAATCAATGGTTAAGAAAATATTAAACACTTCAAGCGAATTAGCATTTGATAGTAATGGTATTCATGCAGTAGAAAAGAATAATCCTAACAATCAGATGACATTGAATAGTAGTGGATTAATGCTTTCAACTGATGCAGGTAACACAGCAAAAACAGCAATTACCGCCGAAGGCATTTTAGCAGATGCGATTACTGCTGGTTCAATATGGACTGAAAATGTAAATGTGTTCGGACCTAACGGATATATGTCGATTATTGGAAATGAATTAGTATCTATTGATCCAGATAGTTTATCTCGAACTGTATTAAGTCCTACTGGACTAACAATTACACGTCCAGATGGGGCTTTATATATGGTAAATGGTATGCCTAGAATGGACTTAGAAGTTCAAAAAAACTTATTTCATTATTCATCAGTAGAGAATGACGGAAGATTCAGTTTAACATCTGAAACCGAACCTCAAGTGTTTGAATATTTTTATGCTCAACACAAAGCAAGATACTTAAACGTATCTTACGCTGTTAGTTGGTATTACGGTAATCCAAGTAGTGTAGGTGGTGTGGAACTCATTATAGAAGAATTTGGTCCTCAAAGTAAAAATAGAATGACAAGCACTAAATTCATTACAAATACAGAAGATAATGAAATTTATGGTGTTATTAAAATAGATTTAGGCACACCTACCTACGAAGATTTAAACTGCTATTTAAAGTTTAGGAGAATTGGTGGCACTTCAAAAGATAAAGTCACAGCTAGAAGTACAAGAATATGCATGAGAGGTTGATTAGATGAACTGGTTATTATTTTTAAAATATATAGACAATAAATATCATATTGTTCAAGCAGGATCAGATATTGTGCCGACAGAAAATTTTGATAAAGTATTACAAACAACCGAAAAAATCGCTCGTCAATCGGATAAAGTATACTTCGACGGAGAAAAATTAAAGTTGAAAGACGGAGAAACGTTATTATCCGTTGAAGAATTAAACGAATTAAGAGAAAGCCCGTTAGAAGAATCTAAACAAACACAGTCAGTTATATTTGATATTGAGTAAGCCACAGTCAGAGTAGATTGTGGCTTTTAAATTTGTAAAAGGAGTTGAGAATATGAAAGAAAATTCATTTAATTACAAAGTGTTAGCTATCTTTATTTTCGGTTTTGGTCTACTTATGTTTGAAAGAGGTTTCTTTTGGACTAAAGAACAAAACACAGTGTTACAAGATAGCGAATTCTATTTAGCACTCCATCAAGTCATGCCGATTTGGTTATGGGGCGTTCTAGGCATGATTTTTAGTTTATTTATCATTCTTGCACCTATTTTCTTACCTAAACAACAGATAAGTAACAAGTTTAATTTTTTACTTATCTTTGGTGGAAGTGGAAATGCTATTTATTATTTCTTATTAACTTCTGCAAGTGTTTTTAATGCGATTAACTGGCTAACTCCAGTACAATTTTCAACTTTAGCAATGATTAATGCATTAATCGCTTTTTATGGGGGTGCTGACGTTGCAAGAAAAAGATAAACGTTTCGTATTAAGAGAAGAATGGATAGACAACACAAGTGAAATTCATCGAAAAATAGATGAGAATGATAAACGACATACTAGCGAATTAAAAGATTTAACTAATAAAGTAGATAAGCAAATCATTTATCAAAAACAAGCGTTTGAAAGTCAAGCACGTTCAGAAAAACATTTAGAAAAACTATCAGAAACAATGAGCAGTTTTGGTAAAGAATTCACAGACGTTAAATATCAAGTGAAAGATCATACTAAACAACTAGAAACATTTAGCGAAGTTATTAAAGAAAAACAAGGATATAACGTAAAGATTATAGTTGCAATTATCAGTGGTATAGCTTCAGTACTTGTCGGAGCATTAGGTTTTGCAGCTGCATTCTTTTAAGTCGGCACTTATGTGTCGGCTTTTTTAATACAAAAATAGGAGTGAATTAGATGGAAAAAGATAAGATTAAACAATATATTTCTCAATTCGGTGGGATGCTTGCACTTTTATATCTAGCATTACAAGCAAGTGGAATTGAAGTAGAGTTTTTAAATCCTGACCATGTGCAACCGTGGATAAACTTCTTAATGGTATTCATCCCGTCACTGATTGGTCTGTATGGTGTGTATAAAAACACATACATCTTACGTAAAAAATCACGAGAACAAGAAAAAGTTTTAAAAGATAATAACTTAAAATAGGAGCGATTAAATGTTAACTGCAATTGATTATTTAACACAAAAAGGTTGGAAAATTAGTTCTGATCCACGTAAATACGACAATTATCCTAATGATTATGGATTTAGAAACTATATTGAAAATGGTATTAACTATGACGAGTTCTGTGGTGGCTATCATAGAGCATTTGATTTATACAATAACTCTACTAACGATATTCCAGCAGTTACAAGTGGTACAGTTATCACTTCTGAAACGCATGGCAATTTTGGTGGAACAATCGAGATTAGAGACGCTAACGGAAATGACTGGATTTATGGCCATTTACAAAGACAATCACTTAAATATAGTGAAGGTGACAAAGTTAATCAAGGCGATATTATCGGCTTACAAGGTTCAAGTAACTACTACGATAATCCAATGAACGCACATTCACATCTTCAGTTACGTCCTAAAGGTACTAACTTGAAAGATGAAAAGGCAGAAGTATGTAGTGGTATTCCTATTGAAAAATACGATATTTCAAAACTAAATCAAAAACTAGAAAAAGGGAGTAATGTTAAAATGAAAGATATTTATTCATCTCATATCAATGGTTCTAAAATCACTAATCGTAAAGCAAGTATCGCAGGAGTAGTTATTCATAACGACTATGGCAGTATGACACCAAGCCAATATTTACCATGGTTATATGCAAGAGAACAAAATGGTACACACGTAAATGGTTTTGCTAGTGTATATGTTAATCGTAATGAACGCTTATGGTATCATCCAACTAACTTTGTTGAATGGCACTGTGCTAACTTTTGGGCAAATAACAATTTAATTGGATTTGAAGTGTGTGAAAGCTATCCGGGACGTATTTCTGATAAATTATTCCTAGAAAATGAAGAAGCAACATTAAAAACTGCAGCTGAAGTAATGTTATCTTACAACTTGCCTATTAATAGAGATACAGTACACTTACACAATGAGTATTCTGAAACATCTTGTCCACATAGATCATGGGAAATTCATATCGGTAAAGGCCAACCTTACACAAGAAGAAACCAATTGAAGTTAATCGATTATTTCATTAGTCGTATTAAGTTTTATGCTAATGGTGGTAAGTTAGATACGTCTAACGCTGAAGAAGTTACTGAAAAACATATTGAACAAGAAGTGAAAAAAGAAGTAGCTAAACAAGAAGTATTGCCTACTGGTTGGAAGAAAAATAAACATAAAACTTACTACAAAGCACAAAAAGGCTCATTCATTAATGGTAATCAACCTATTCAAGCACGTTACGTTGGTCCATTCAGATTGAGAAATAACGCAGCAGGAGATTTACCAGCCAACACTAAAATTGAGTATGATGAAATTATGTTACAAGATAAGCATGTATGGGTAGGATATGACAGTTTTGAAGGCGAAAGAATTTATTTACCAGTAGGAACTTGGAACGGTAAAAAACCACCTAAAAACAAAATGAAACAAGTATGGGGTACTTTAAAATAGTATGTTATAATTAGTAAACATTAACCTATTTATTTCACACATTTTACGGGACAAGCTTAGTGCTTGTCCCTCTTTTTTTATGTTATAATAAATTTATAAGGCTTCTTTAATACCAAAGTTTATGATAATTTTAGTTTTATTATTTGTGTTTTAAATGAGTAAATCGTTCAAACCACGTTCTTATGAGCGTGGCGTTTTTTTATTAAAAGACTTATTATTATATTTAAAAATGTTGTATAATATAAAAAAATATATGTCTAAGGAGTAAATAAATGAGTTCTAGTATTTTTATCCCCATCATAGCAGCTATGGTGTCTGGAGGTATTTCATATTATGCAGCCACTGTAGTACATAAATTTAATAAGACTTATAAGCGGAAAGAAAAGGCATTAACGATGGCAAATGAATTTTCTAATTTAATATCTAAAAGGAGTTTTGATATCGAGGGGATAAATAAAGAAATTTTAGAAAATATAGGATTACATAAAAAAATAAATAAATTAGAGAATGAAGAACATTTAGATTTCGATTACAGTGAATTGACAAATTTTTTTGATAAAGAAGAGTTAAAAAAATATATTGAATACATGAAACCCGATAATATAGAATTTCTACAAATTTTATATAAGACTTTTAAGGATGAAACACATATACAAACATGTGTAAAATCAGTTATAGAAAGATTAGATGAAAATAAAACTTTAAAAGAAAACTTATCTAATAATGAATGGGAATTTTCTATCGGAGGAGAAGAAATTAAAATTACAGAGAACGATATTAAGCAATCAATAAATTCTATTTATCTAAAATATAATTACACGGCTGTCGATAATCTAAATAAACTTGAATGGTTTGCTATGCACTTTACAAATAACATCGCTGATAGCGATACTGTATATCAATCGTTGCATCAACTTTATTTAAAAACTTTAATTAGTCATTATATTAATATCTCGCTCAAAAATAAGACTGGACATGAAAAATTTTATATTAATGCTATTGAATTATATAACGAATGGAATCAAACCAAACAAAAATTTAAAAGAAAATCTGATAAATTAGAAGCGAAATATAAAAATACGTATCAAAGAATAAACAAATTGAAATAA